ATGCTAAACCGTAAGTGCCCGAAATGTGGATCTACTAAGGTGATTGTAAGTGTAATTATTAAAACAAAGGATGGACCAATAACAAAGGAAATCACCATAGATCTTAAGAATCCAGCCAACATAGATGTGCTGGAGGTAAAAAAAATTATAAAATGCGCCAAATGCTCAACCCTATTTAATGAATCTTGGCCAATTCCAGAAGACTAATGGATATTTTTAATAATATCATCTTATCTGGCACCGTAACTGCAAAGAAATTGCAAGTTATATCTAATCTACCAATACTAAACCTAGAACTCAAACACTTCGCAAAAAGACCTTTTAAAATACAGGTCAAGCTTTGGGGTGAGAGAGCATATTTGATAGATGGTATTATTAGATGCGACGATAGGGTTACCGTATCCGGCAAACTTAAGTTATTAAGTTATAAGGATAAAGATGAGTTTGTTATCGTGGCGCATAAAGTAGCGAAAATGCAAAATGGCAAAAACAAAATCAAGGAAGAAAAAGAGCGTCAGCATCTCAGCTGATCTCTTTGATTGGTACAAACAACGTGCAGAGGATAATCTTGTTATATCAGCAGCAGCTGAGATTGAGCACGCACTAAAGGTCTTCCAAGTTATGCATAGTAAAGATGATTCTAATTGGATTGAAGTTTACATTAGAGCTTGCAATGCTATACATAATTATAAACTTAATAAAGATCTTATTGCTCTAAGCGAGATTATCCATAATGTACGCGTCTTAAAAGAGAAATATTTTGTACAGTTAAGACAAGCAAGTTTTTACACTGATTTCATATACGATCTCGCCCATCTGGATTTGAGTCCTATACCTGAACATAAAAGAGGCGCTATAGAGGAACTGTTTAGCTTCTTGTAGGAAGGAGGAATATGAAAGATTTACCAATTTCAATATTAGATGGTGGATCAATTGTCTCGGCCGGATGGTCGAAAAAATACCCTGTACTTATTGTAACAAAGAAAAAAGTCAAGTACTACGTATACTTTGACTCTAAAGATGGGAATCCCGGTAGATGCAGGATAGAAAAGCCGGGCCTAAATAAGGAAAAAGTTGGGTTTTCAATCCCAACAAAATAGTAATGGAGGTACTAGTGTCAGAAGTATTTCTAAATGAAGTAAATCTAATTGGAGGGTTAAATTATAACTCTACCTTTTCAACAACCGCCAATGGTAAATCAATGTTAAGATTTTCAGTTGTTTGTAAAGAAACAGGAAAAGATAACACTGTATACAGATCATTTATACCTGTTGTAGCTTGGGGTAAACTGGCGGAGAAGCATACGAATCTATCAGCTGGTTCGTTGGTATATGTGCACGGGAAGCTACGCAGCAGTTCCTGGGAGAAGGATGGCACCAAAAGAACATCTATTCAAGTTCACGCTGATAAAATCTCTGTAATCTTAGAAAAAACCGTAACTCCACTTCCTACACCTCCACCTTCTCAACCTAAGACACCCGAACCTGAAGAAGGCGAACTGCCGTTTTAGGTTAAATTATCACCGGTGATAAAAAAGCCCCTACTTATTAGTAGGGGCTTTTTTAAATTACTTTTTTTTTAGCTCTTATCCTGTAGTGCTTATTGAGCCTAATACAGCAGCAGGTACAAGATTGCCAAATTCTATAGCACAATTCTCAGCTAACACTGTAGCACCTGCACCAAGGCTCATTTGGTGTGAACCTACGTAACATTCCTCTAGGTAAAATGCGCCATAAGCTTCGTCCTCATTGGAATGAATTAGGAAATATAATCCTATGGGATGTTTAAACAGTTTATCGGCTAAATCTATGTAGAACTTATCATTTTTCCCGGCATTTTGGTTTATCACATCGTCAGCAACATTTGCATATAGCATTCTAAGTAAATTTGGCCCGTTATAGATAACCCTCGCTAGCGATAGTGTCCCTATTTCCCGACCAGGTATAATAACACTTTTTCTGGAACCTATTTCAAAAATTCTCTGTAACTGATGGGATTGTGAGAGAATAGCTTGCTCCACCAATCCAATCCTGAGACATTGAGTAGCCAATCCCCCTGATTCAGTAGGTAATGTAGGAGGGCCAGCCGCCAAAAGTACACTTTCTGCAGAAATAAAGTTGCCACCCCTCATATCATTTTCCTGTTGTACAAATTCGTTATAATCCCAGGTTCCCGCTTTTTGAAATTCAACTGGCATAATGACTCCTTTTTTAACTATTTACGTACAAAACAAGGGCTTCACTATTAACCGGTACTGGTACATCGGTCTCTATCTTCATTGAAATTTGGCTACCAGAAACTGTTGGATCCTGAGGATCTGCTTTGGTTAATACCCCTTCAGATAGTAATTTATCAGCTACTTTTACTGCCGTACCCATAAGCAAGCTTAGATAGGTAGCAGTAATATTATTTATTCCGAGATCATTCGAAAGTGCATTTCTGAACATCTTGGCCGCATAATCCAGGCATCTCGTACTTTGAAGTTCCATTTCTTTGGTTGAAGACATATCAGTTGTTAATTGATGTCTGCTAACCATCGGGCCTCCAGATGATGCTTGAGTAACAATATATACGCCTCCATCGGCCATATGATCTAACTGGCACCCAGGCAGGTTGCTTGTAAAGTAATTATTGCTGTGAAGTAGAGTCTTAGCTCCAGTAAATGGAAGGTTTGTAAAACCCTGACTTGGGGAATAGGCACTTACCATACCGGCTATAGCACAACCAAGATAAAATCCTTCCATCCGAGTGTCATTACCGAGCAAACTATCGTCATAGGTTATAAGATCTGGCCAAACAAGAACAATTCTACGCTCATCAAAACTGGATGCATAATTGGCTATCTGCTCCGCCTGCTCATCTTTATCATATGCCATATTAACAAACTTAGTATTCCATCTTAGGAACCTTACAGAGAAACTTCGCTTATGTCATTTATACCGTCATAAGTTACACTAGTTATTAGGTAAAACTTGTCATTAACATAGTCGTATACCGAATTGCCTGCCGACAACTTAGAGGAAAGATCTGAACCGTCGATTACAAGTTTAGATAAAGATATATCAATTGCTCCTTGTCTTACATAATCTCCGCTACCTAGATCAATTAAGTTATCGTATTCTATGAGTTCCCTGTTAATAAAACCGATACGTTCCTTACCTACTGTTTTATCGCTGTAATTTTCTACATGGCTTTTTAGGTAACCATGGATAGTAGTACTTTGTGTTAAAGGCACAATACTGTAGACTTCATGTTGACCTAAGATATCAAATGCATCCTGCCACTTCGTAGGATTACTAGCATCTATAGTATCCTCTACAGCAAGACCATATACAGATGTGGTTGTATTTAACATAGCAAAATAAACTCCCATAGCAAGAGGATTGGCCGCTGAGATAGTTCCTAAATTATCCTGTATATCATCTACCGAACTGAATGTTTGTAATCCCAATAAAGGAGTATCGGCTCTAAGTGCCCTATAACTAATTAGTATATCGCTGTCGGTTCCACCAAGTTTTCTGCGTATTTCATACGTATAAGCCGTCGAGGTATCAAAGTTTGAAAGAGTACAGCTATCGGCCGTTGCCTCAGTTGCGCTTGACCCAGTTTCTTCAGCCTGCACCCAATAACCATTATAATTTGTACCACCACTGACCTGAACAGTTGTCTTTTCCCAATCTGCAGGTATATTAAATGTGACATAACCGTCGCCGTCTACTTTCCATTGATCCCAATCAGTCTGGCTAGCTGTAACCGTTAAAGTTGACCAGGTAGATCCATCCCAATATTTCCACGTTACTAAACTATTGATATCTTTTGTTACGTGTTTCAGCGCTATTTTACCGAATTTAAGACTCGCATGACCAAAATAATAAGTGGTATTCTTTCCCCCTTCAAGGTGCATATCGTCGACCGTATCATTATTGGCTGCTGCCGTCTCATCGGCTATGGTGCTACCATTATCATACAGCGCAATCACATCATTGAAATCACCAAATACCTTATCTCCTGATACGGAACTAATATCGTACCATGTAGGGTCTTGATTAACTTCACTTGCGTTGAAACATATTTGGTCACCAGGTTTAATATCATACCCAAAGAATGACCTATTAGTTTCAGTAAACTCATCCCCTGCTGAATTAATTTTCCCGGTATACCCAAGATGCCAATCTATCAGTTCCTGTATAAGATTTGAAGAAATATCAAAATTCAAAGCATTAAAAGTTACATCATTGCTGCTAACCTGATAGGTTCTATATGCCCCTGTGGACAGTTTAGTTTTAATATAAACCGTGGGTTCATATATTGTATCTGATGTATCAACAGTATTCCCAACAATTAACTCAGGGTAGGCAATACCTGAGTTGCCATTATCCCAATCATACTCTTCCCCTGTACTTGACTCTCTAACAATTTGATACGCTGGCCCAACGATACAGGCTGGAAGCTGGGGATTTAAAAGAACAGGATTAGCTGCAGCAAATACTTGTTCAACTGTTATCCTGCCTTTTACGTATCCTTGATATGCCATATTACCTCCTATTTATTATAAGTCAGATCTATTTCATTCCATATCATCTGTGCGTCTTCTAATATTATAGACCAATTTGTCAAAGAATTGGCAACTTTTTCAAAGATCCACTCTACTTTTGCCTGCCATTTTACAAGTACTGATGTAGTATATAAATTTCCAGCAGCGGGTGTAGTTCTACTTAGTATCACACTATCCAAATATTGCAATCCATTTGCTCTAAACTGATCTTTATAAGCCGAAATAAGTAAAAAACTCAACCAGGCAAGAGTACTGGATTCATAAGCCCGTTGAGAGTAATGCTGAAGGACCATGGTACCAGCGACTAACCTCATTTTCCTCCCTGAAAGGTTGTCCATACCTAGTGGCTTCGGAATTGAAGGTGTTTTATATTTGTCAAAACTTAATGTCATCCAGCTGACATCACCCCTGCTAGCCACAATAATAGGTTTGTAGATAGCCTCATTCTCTGGGTATTCACCAGTGATAACAATGCGTGTTTTTTCTGGATCTGGGTCCCACCGTAAGTCTTTCAACATATCTAGGTTCTGATAAACAAATCGTTCAAAACCAACAAATAAAGCTACAATAAATTCCAGGTATTCTTGGCTTACGTCTGTATCAGCTAATTTACTCATACCTTAAACTCGTAAATAATATCAGATTTCGGTAACTCGCTTACCTCTAAGAACTGTGATGGGTATCGATAACCAGCATACTCGGAATGTGAATTTACTCTAATTACATAACGTTTACCCGTGCTTACAACAGCTACAATATCTCCAGGTTGAAGCCAACAGTAATTTGCTGTAATCATTACAGTATTATAGTTTTTATCCTTACCCATAACACTATAAAATACAGTTTCGTCTGGCGATACTACTTCCACATATCCATGTACAGGTTTATAGTAGCCACCTATAAATGTGGTATCGTAACATTCTGAACAATGGGTTTTTTTCTGTCGAGAGGTGTAAGGATCATAACAAGTGCTACACCGAAGACCATAATGCTTGCGTTTCAAAAAATAACACTCGAGGCCTACTCCCCTTTTCCCATCAACAATACGCTCCAATTTGATACGAAGCCGACGTTCCATCTCCAATACTAATGGTGTAGGTAAGGGGTTGATTTGAATGATATCATCAAAATCAAAAGATTGACCATTTGACATACCTATCTTATAGTACAATTCTGTCCAAATACGTCTCGCTGGAATATCTGTATCGTCCCAGGAGGCATTATTGGAACTAATAGTAGCTACTACTTTGAATGTATCTGTTGGACTAAAAGCTTTTTTTATTATAATATTGGTATATCCGGATAAATCTTCGTCACTATCGATCTCCCACTCGAGATGCACTAAATTATTTAATGTAAGCGCAGCTGTGGGATGGATAAGCCGTTTCATAGTTATATTTCCAGAGATTCATCGTCTGGATTATAATCACTAGATACATAATCGCTAACCTGTTCCAGGTTTTGACCAGACTTCAAGGCAACCACTGCATTCATAGTGGTATTGTAAAGTCTACTTGCCCATTCTGCATATGCCCCACCTTTTAGTTCTGTGTCAATGCCTCCAATCTTACCATCTGAGTATACAACACGATTCCTCGATGATAAAATACTATTGCTTATCAGAATTTCTATAATCGCCAATTTCAAAAGCAAACCTATAGCGGGGAAGTTTTCAAAGGTATAACTGGTAATAGGCATAACTTCTGTGTTAAAAGTATCTAGTGCATCTGTAAGAGCGTCGTCAAGATATACATCCTCGTTTTCTTGAGAATCAAGGAGCTTATTCAGCTCCTTGAAATCCCTTATTTTTCTCCTGAGACGCTCCCTTAATATATTAGGGACGCTCATTTTCTATTTCTATTCTTGTTTCTTCTTGTGGAACCTTTGCCTTTTTTTGTTTTAGATTTAGTAGTTTTTTCTTCTTTCATAATATCTGCCACTTCAGCTTCTTTGGGTTTAGTTTCCTCAACGGAATCTTCAGAATCTTCAGTAGGTTTTATTGTCTCAAAGACTTCTTCAGCAGTCTCCCCAGGTTCAGCCTCAGGTTGAGTAACTTCAGGTTTCACCTTTTCTGTTTCGGAGACTTTGACTGCTTCAACCTGATCGTCTGGAATGGCTTCAGGAGGTTCCTTAGTGAGAGCCTTATGAGCCTTAGTAGAAACTTCTTCAATTTTAAACCCCCAGAGAGCTGCATCTCCAGGGGAAAGTTTCTCAACGTTTATAGTCTCATTAGGCTTTAAGGTTCTGCCTCTAAACTTCAACCTTTTGGTATGGATATTCGTTATTTTGAACATCATACCTCCTTATTGCTGTACACTCTGAGCAACCGAGTCTGTATTGATTATGGCAAATGCCTGCATCTGGACAGCCTGGAACGCGTAGTTGGACAATGAAACATCAATCAGAAGAGGAGAACTACCAGCCTCTAGACTGTAATTAACACCACTGGTTTTTCTACCGTTCCACTCTGTGGCGAAGGCCCAAACTCTATGTTTTCCTGAACCGTCCTTAGTAATCTCATCTTTGTGATGTTGGATGAGCTGACGTCCAAGCAACCTATCACCATCCCAACCCTGTTTAACAGCAGTAGATGCAAATGCGTCACCAACATCAGTGGCTGGCCAACTACCTGCATTATCAAGCACACTAGCCGCTACAAGGATTTTGTCTGCTACTAGGCGATCACCGTCAAGTAATTTAAATAGGGCAACAGCATCAGTCCTATCCCAATAGTCACCATTATCTGCCCAGTTATTAGTCTTACTAGATGCAGTAATAGCTGTCTCTATAAGAGAAACAAACTTTTCATCCTTTTTGTCGGCTATATACTTCGGGAGATCTTCTTGGATAGCCTCAATTATAGGTCTGCTCATGGCAAGTATTTCTTCGACAGATTTCCTGATGACTTCTGTTTTGATGGGGAAAAAGTAGACTTTTACTCTATTGCCTTTCATCCAAACATCAGGGCTTTCGCCATCAGCATTTAAGATTACAGCAGTATACTCGGGTTTGATAGAGACTAGTTTATATAACGTATCACTATCAACCTCTGTTATACATTCGTCAGGTGTGACTGGTATAGGTGGATAAACTTTATCAAGGAAACTCTCTTCTTGCACCCTCGTCGCTATCTGTTCGCCTCCTGTCTTAGCTATTTGAGCTATACCTCCAGCCTGACCGAGTTTTTCAATGAAGCTTTGATTTATTGCTCGTATTTCAGCTGCAGTTTTTTCGATCATACTATCCTCCTATCTTTCAATTTTACGCTATTGTTCTATTTTGAGTATTCCAAATGATACATTTAATTGTCCCACTCGTGGCATCAGTATGTATGCAAAGACCATGCACGGAATCAGTAGATGTGTCAGCTTTGGTAACAAGGCCTTCTTTCCCAGTTTCATCGCTAGCGGTAATGGGATCACCAGCTGCAATTGTACCTTCATATTCACCGCTCTCTAGTTCGACTATGTAATTCTCGGCAAAGATACCAGTTACAACCCCCGTTACCTGTGCGTCCGCTCTTAAATTCCCAGAGAACAGCATAATCATATATTCAGATGTTCTATCTGCAACATCCCATTTATCAACATTACTTGACGTATCCGGGGCCATTAACGTCCCTGCCACATACGTATTTCCCGGAGTTTTAAGGGTTAGTGGAATCCTCTGGATATTTTTCTGTGTTAATACTTTCATAAAAAGCCTCCTTTACAATATAGAGTAAATACCCTCGCTGTAGGGCTCGGGTTTTGACTTAGATGCAATCTTCCCAAAATCGTCTACCAACTGTATATCAATAGCTTTATTAAGTACTTCGAGGTTATCTTCCTTTTCTAACTCAGCCATCTTATCGAAAAAAGAATCCTGACTAATAAGCCCTTTAGAGACCATTTTTTGAGCTAATTTAATAGCCTGGTCTCGTTTGCGATAGGCTTTTAGTTCTTTAGAAACCTTACGCAAGTATGCACTAGTTTTAGCAAGTTGGCCATTGCTAGAGTAGTAGTTACGAAGCAACATATCCCGTATATAGCTGGCAGCATTTCTGGCTCCCATACCATAATACTCTTTAGCAATATCGTACATTTGTCTTTCTTGCTCATTCTTATGTAGTTGTTTGCCTATCAGAAATCCTGCACCAGTTGTAGCTGCAGCTGTCGGTATCCAGAATTTCGGACTGCTAAGCAAGGTAACAATATTTTTCGCTAATGGAGATGCTGCTATTTTATCTGCAATCTTATCCATCTCCTCAAAAGCATCCGCCAAACTTTCTAGTGTCAAATCTGCATCAGGGGTCTGTTCTGCCTCTTTTTCGATAGCAGGCTTCTTTGGAACTAAGCCTAAAGATGGACCGAGTTCTTTAAGTTGTACTACAGATTCCTCGTTGGCTTCTTTAACTAAACCTGCAATTATATCTTTTATTTTTGGCATATTCAGCCCCTTTGTTTATGACTGTGCACTTTCTATAGCAGCCTGGGCAACTACTTTAGCTGCTTCCTCTGGATCCTGAGCCTGAACTATGGCCTTAGCTGCTTCCTCTGGGTTCTCTTTTACTGTATCAACAAGCGTTGCAGCCGCTTCTGTTGGATCAACTCCCACTTCACTCATACCCTGAAGTGCTGCATCTGCAGCTTCCACGGCTGCCTGGGAATCTTCATCCTGAGGTGCATTAACAGGAACATCCACTCCCGCTTCTTTAGCCGCTTCTAGAATCTGAGATATATAACCCCATGCAGCAACCTTACCTAGCCATTCAGCTTCTGGATCTTCTATTTCAGCTTTTTTTGATCTAAGTTTTTTATATCCCAAATAACCACCATAGCCTGCCCCAGCTACACCTAAAGGAATACCAATTAGACGAGCTGCTGATCCTGGCTCAGCTTTCATGCCGCCAAATACTCCCTTAAGGGCTGATTTAAATTTCCCAGTAGGTGTTGTTCTTGATAACCCGTATATATCTTTAACAGCTTGAGTATACCTTTGGGCGTGTAGTTTCTTTACCAACCAATCTACCATCTTTTTTATGGAATCTTTCGCTCCGGCAGTTTTTTCTAAGTCACCGTTTAACAAATCCTCTATGGCCTGTGCTCTACCTTCTAAAGTTGCAAGTGCAACTTTTTCCATAAGCTCGTCTGTAAATTCAAAATTGGCGGTTTTAACTACTCCATCATATTCCTCAGGTTTATGCTGTCCCGCAAGAATTTCGTTAGCCAATTTAACGATACTCTCGTCAGTGTACTCATTTCTGAGTTCCTTAGCTAATGCTTTGATTTGTGCTTCTTTGGTCATTGTGCCTCCTTTAATATTATTTTTAGGATCCCCACCTGCCACATCTTCCCCTAGAGAACGTGCAATTTTCTCTATTTGTTCTTGAGTGAAAACTTCTTCTTCTTCTTCAGCCTGCTTATTTTCTTCATTTAAATTCAGAAGAAGTTCTTCAAGTGTTTGTTTGGGCATATCTAACCTCCTTTGATTTTAGTTTATATATTATAGTTATTTATAAAAAAATTTAAAGCAAAAAATTCAATGGAGTACACTTTTAACGTAATGTAAAAGGCTTGGTGCAGCAATCAGAGATCCTGTAATTGCTGGATGTCGTTTCACAATTTTAAGCAAGGGATTAGTATTGTACCCTTGCTGTTCTCTGGCCATTAGGTAGCCCGACCCGAGGTAAGCCGCCGGCAATGCTGTTGTCCCTATCAAAAAAGATGGGTGTTTAATACCGTATCTAGCCATACTACCTGCAGTGTGAAATGTTGTATGCAATAAGCTACCCAAACCTGAAGTTTTTTCAATCGGAACATTTGGCCAATAGCGTCTTGATGGTGGTTCATTTTCCATCGCATTAACTAAAGCTGCTCCCCCTAGTATAGCAGGAATAAACCATATATTAGCTTTTACGAACTTTGGAAAGTACTTATTTAGATCTAAACCTTTACTTTTGAAGATTGACATGGCTCCGGCGAAGAATGCAGCTAAAGGCAAGATGCTATTTTGCACTGGTGATGGCAATTCTACCGGTGGAATATACACGTTTTGTTGCGACGTTTTAGATAACCTGTACTCTAAATGTTTACCAAAAATACTACGGGAAGGAATATAATCATATAGAACTCTACAAATATTATAATCTACATCGTTGGGCCCAAAATCCATAGGTTCTATATGTCGGTAATTTTCGTTAAACATAAAGTCGTTATCGTTCATATATCTAGTAATGTCAGGATCATTAACCTTGTTGAGTATAATAGACTGTAGCTCTGTAGGTTTGGGCTGCATTCCCATAATAAAAAAACTTGCCAGAACTTTTCTGAGTGGGTATCTGCTAATAAAATCTATATCATTTTGTGGAATTTCGGGCTCAATAAGTTTTAGTTTAATAATATTTTCTATGACCTCACCGGGCACTTCTTTATCAATGTCACTAGATTTCCTTAACAAACCGTATTTAAAAATAGGCGAAGCATATTTTTTTATAGGAATTGTTTCTTTATGTGCAACTTTCGTTAGGACTCTTCCTACCTTCCAAGCTGGTAGCAAAACAAATGATATATCATCAAAACGGGGTTTTGTGTTTAGGGCGCATATTAATTTACCGTCAGGAGTAATCTCGTTCATATGATTTTTAAGGTGGTCGCAGTACTCCGCCCTTGTCTTGGACATATGACCACATATAGAGCAAATATCAAAAGGTACCTTGCACCCCATAGAAACAGAAATCACATAGCCCTCTTGAATCCTCTCTACAATATCCCTGGCTCTATCTTTTATAACACGTATAACCAAGAGTACCCTGTGCATCTTGTGATCGTATACAGACTTAACAACATCACCATAGTTGTTTTCTCTATTTTGTTTCTGGTGATGTCTAAATACCTTTGCGTATAGTTCGAATGTTTTATAACGAGGAACAGGAGGATTACCATCTCTAGTTTCATCAATTGATTGTACCTCCAATAAGCTTTTCTCAGGAAAAGCATCACCATTAAGGTTGGATCCATAATATTCATATGCTCCAACTGCATTAACTAAAAGATACATGAGTCCCGGATCGGGAGTAATATTTGCAATGAATTGTCTTAATTCCCGAGGGTAATTATCTAGATAAGCAAACTTACTTAACTCATAAGGATCTGTATCTATAACCTTGACGTTAGGTTCCCCGTTACTATCAAATACATCTATTTTGATTAGTTTTTCCATTTTCCCCTTTTAAAATCCAGTGTATATAACTTTAGGTTTGTTAGACCCGGCAGAAGGCTCTTTAGAAGTAGGAAATACCTCCTCCATCCCAAAAACCTGTTTTCTTATATTACTAGATAAATATTCCCCTGGCAGTTTGCTAAGGGAATCTATCTGTTTAGAAATTTGACCAGTCAAAATAGAGGGAATTGATCTTGGTATGCCGCGCTCCAGATTAAGAATTGATGCTATAGTAGCAGGATCTACTGCATCGTATTGTAGTGTCTGGCGTAACAAACTACCGAGCAAATAAGGATTAGTAGACAAATTTGGCGCAACTGATTGAATCATAGCAAGTTGTTTTTCTACTTTTTCTTGGGGATATTTATTTATATCAGGAAAAAGCTGTAAGGCCTTCTTGGCAGCCCTTTTTCTATCAATTCCGCCTATCAGCTTATCAATAAAATGGGGAATAAAACCTGCAGCTATAGTGCCAATAATTGCTGTAGGTATTGTACCTTTCCAATGTTTTTCAGAAGTCTTCGATAAATAAGGAATGTAATTTTTAAATATTTTTCCAGGGGAAAATTGTTTCTTCTTATACGAAAATTCAGAAATCGGCCACCATAACTTCATAGCACCTTTCCCTCCTACCCGTACCAGCTTCAATAAACTACCTAGCTGGCTCGTTTTTCTTATCCCTTTCATCCTTTCAAATATACCCATGGTTATTGGATAAAAACGTTCGGATTTGGGTGTAAGATTATACTCTTTTCTAACAATCTCTTTAGCTTTTGACCATAAATGTTCGTCTCGCGGCGTTTTAACAATAGCTGGCATCTGCGCCTCCTTATTAAATCTTAGTCATCTATCTATGACTGAAGCACATAGGGTTTCTTTGGTTTATCTTTTACTAAAGAATCTTCTAATTAAACTAAGCCACCGTGGGGATTTTGATACTACCTTTGTTGCTGTTGGAGGAAGACTCCCAAGCATTTTATTCCGCCTAAATAAGTTTCTATATGCCCCAGATATCCTATAAGTTTTAGCCCGTGCACGACTAAGGCGACGCAGCATCGGGATTCCCACACCTAAACCACCTGCTAATAGTCCACCCGCTGCACCCATTCCTAACCCTGAACTAAATGATCTTGGTCTAGATAAGTTATCCCCGTATCCGTAGTATCCGTAATTCTGAGCTTCCTTATTAAATACCGAGTCCAAAACTTCGTTAAGTATATCATCTCGCAAGTACATAGTGCCTCCTGGGTTTAGATTTTAATTTTTAGGATTAACATACTTTTGGGCTCTATTTAAACAGCTTCTTAATAATTTTAACCCAGTTTCTGGGCATTTTTGTTGTCTTTGCTGTTTGTACCTTTGTTCTCGCTTTAAGGAAATTGCTAAAAACGTCCTTGAGTTCTGCATATGCTTTCCTGTTGGTATTAAACTTTTTATATAGTTCGGTATACATTTTGCCATGCCTAGTAAGCTTGCCACGTACACGTCTAAGCTTTCGGTATAATGGTATACCTGCACCCAATGCTCCAGCAGAAGCACCAAGGCCCAAACCTAAACCCAGTGAACTGTTGGATCTATAATTCTGATCTTGGGCTTCCTTGGCAAATGCCGAGTTTAAAACTTTAGCAAGTATTTCGTCTTGCAAATACATAATACCTCCCAAATTATCTTTGTTTGTATGTCTTAGTCGTGGGTTTTTTGTTAACCAATTTTTCTATCTTAGTAGGCTCTGCTGTGTACTTATAAATTTTATCCTTAAACACTGATAAAGCAGTTTGCTTTGCGGCTGATTTTCGTATATCTTTCTTTACCTTCGCCAACTCGGCTAATTTCTGCATAAACGGATGTGATTTATTTAGTTTCCCCGATGGAACTGTTTTTGGATTAGCGCAGTAAACCTTCTGTTTCTTCCAATAGGCAATTTTATTAAAAATATACTCCAGCCCTTCTTTGTCCAGTAAATCGTAGCCCGCTTTAAGCAGTGAAGGATAAGTACCCTCAGCCATAGCAAGTTTAACCATATGCCTAATGTCGAGGTCTATACTTTCAGCTTTTTTATTCAACTTAAAAGATTCATATTTTTCCCGTTTTAATTCGTTCTCTATAGCCTTTGCGATTTTTCGTATCTGGATAATAGTTATCCTGGTCTGAGGACTTATGCGTTCATTTGTCGATTTTCCAAGAAACTCAGAAATAAGATCCGGTTTCTCTACAAATGGAATGGTTTCACCTGTAGTCGCTTCCACATCTGGTTTAGAATTAAGCTGTTTAATAATCTCTCCCCAATCGGCCAAATCAAACTGCATTAGAGGATCAACGGGGTATAGTTGTCCCTGAGTAAGTATATTAGCCATTTCGCAAACCCTTTTGATCTGGTCGATATTAAGATCGTTGTCTTTGGCAAGCTGAAGGATAGACTGGTTAAGGGGTATGTTATGGTTTATAAAGTTTCCAACTGCCCGGTCCGCATACAGTTTTAAGGTTTCTCTTGGTAATTGTCTAATCATCACTCCTCCAGTCTGAACTTTATTTGATTATAGACAAAAATAAGTAATTATTAGGAGAAAAAATATGGAGGTTATATTTTTCCAAAATATTTATCAGCTGCTACCTTTGCAAATAAACAGGCATGCAATGTATCATCTGGTGCACTAGGATCATGATCGTAATACATCTGTCGTGTGCGTGAATTGACTTCTATGTGCTCGGACAGTATGTCTTTAGCGAATGGCCTAAACTTGTTCCATATGGGGAAAAATATCTTTGCCTTTTGTATATCGTGAAAAAAATCGTCCAAGGCAAGTGTTTTTCCAATTGTATAAAAATGAGCTTCCTGGTTCCATCTAATTTTTGAATGTAAAGCAGTGCTCTCAAACATTACCCATACATTATCCCAGCCAAACGCATTCCTTAAAATATCATTTTTTGTCGCACCATAACCCCAGTCAGCAGCTATAATTAACCCATGAAATGTGCGACATTGTTTTATAATATCAGTCATCATTACAGTCGAATCTGCCCATTCTACACCATGATATCTCTTGAAATAAATATAGCGATAGTCGGTTGGAGAAACAGCCACCATAACAGCTAGAATAGTATCTGCCTTCCCGGGGAGATTGGTTCCCCAGTCAATACCAATAAATATAGGGTAGCGAAGTACATCCGGATCAGGTGTGTCCATCCATGTGACCCTAGATAGCTCAGCTAACTGCATTTCAGTCACAGGTTTAACACCAACACCATACGATAAAGCCAAAATAAGGTTATACACATCCTGCTCGGAATAGTTTTCCATAGTTAGAAGTAGATCTGCCCAGGAATCTGGCGATTGTTTCCAGGGTACTATCAGTTGGCTAACCCTAAAGCCTTCAATTCTCGATGGAGATCCTGTTCTTACCCACATCCCGTCCTTGGGGTAAATCCTTTTACCGCAATATCTGCAAATTAGCCCATCCTTGCCGATATTTTTTAAATCTAGATAATTCCATCTATTACAATGTTGGCATTTTATAAAATACTCATTCCTTGTAGATTTGCTCCACCAGTAGTCTAGTGTATTGTCTTCCCCTTTAGGCGTACCGGCATAGATGCGGTAGTGATAATTGCTATGAGAAAGTGTTTCATTTATAAGCGGTATAGTATCTGATGGAATATCCTGTATTTCATCAATAGCATTCATATCTGCAGACAAACCTTGATAGATTTGCTTACGTGTCATAGCATAACGGAGTTTAATGGTAGAATGATTTATAAATTTTTTAAAATATACATTTTGTCTAAACTTTAATTTTCTACCTATCCAGTAATCTTGAATAGGGGGACTATCTAAGATGGGATCAAGTTTAAGATCACTAAAGTCCTTAGCCTGGGGTTTTGTACAAGTAATGTACAGGTTGTTAAAGCCGGGCGTAGTAATCGAATTTAGTACCATTTTATTGCAAAGGGTAGTAGATTTCTCACATTGTCTACCACTACGGAGTATTATATGCTTGTATCCCCCATCATAAATAGGCAATAAATAATTCCTCCCAGATAGTGATATAGGCTTTCCTTTAAGATATACAACATATTGCACAAGTTCCGATGGCAACATTACAGCTCAATACCTTCCTCTTCTTCGTATTCGTCCCCAAAAGGTTCTGGACCAGGTTCATCTACAAGTTCGTCGTCCCGCACCAAGTTTTTCGGCTTCTCAACAGGAGGAAACTCTAGAATCTCGGTCCCCTGTATTTCCTTGGGTTCATCCACAATAGATGTATATGGTATATCCTCAGCCCTAGCTTTAATCTCGTCAATAGCAGGTATACCAAACTTACGTGTTTCCATCTCTAATTTTTTAAGGAATTCTGCCTTGGATTTATCTGCTTTTGCTTCCATACTGAGTTTGGCTAACTTATACAGTTGATTAAATGTTATATCGCCTATCTCTAAAGCTCTCGGATCGCCTTGTTCCACCAGCCTTAAATACCAGAAGAAATTTCTGTTGGCAATCTGTGACGCTCCCCATAAAGGATCCAGTTTGGTAGAAAGGGCAAGTTCATCCCGCACTATCATTGTAGTCTTCTTTAAGGCTATAATACGGGCTGCCTTCTCTACAACATCATCCATCTTAGAAATATATTGCAACCACTGTTCCCACTTGTATTTAGGGTTCCAAAAATACTTTTTATACAGGGTAATAAGTTCCATTGGAATATTGTCACGATATTTCTCGTAAATATCTCTCTGGATAGACACAGATCTATCTCCGCGGATTATAAGACACTCAATGGTTCTTCTAATTTCTTTTATATTGATTATACGATCTCTTATATCCAAAATTAGTTGGGGTTTAGCATCAGAGACTGATAATTTTTTATACCAGGAAGGTGTAAGTTTTTTACCCCTTCTAAATTTGTCTCTAGCTTTAACATTGGGAATTTTATAGGCTATATTCTTGCGGATTTTATATAAATCATGAATATCAGGAGGCACAAAGCGCATCCTGGTAATAATGTCCTGTACTTCGGCTGGTTTTTTATTTTTAACTACAAATAGGTATCTGACAAAACTATCATAAGGGTAGAACATTATTTAAGTTTGACTCCTGCAGATTGAATTTACTTATTTCTCAGACTACTGAGTTCAACTATTACATTATAGAGTTTGTCCATCAGCGATTTTATAAGGTCAGCATTTAATTCTTTTAACCCCAAACGAGCAGCTAACAACATTTCCCCTGCCATGTGCAACACATGCCAGAAATCTGGAATAGCTTGAACAAACTCATTGATACGCTGAGGGGTAAGAAGATTAAGTCCAAGAGCAACATCTACACCTTCATCAAAGTGTAACTCTTCAGCTTCTTTTAGAAAATCATTCTCGCGTATAGTGTTAAACAATGTTTTTAGTTCTGAAGATTTTTCTGTTTCTTCCTGAGGTCGATCTTGTTTCTTTTCTTTAGCCTCAGATATTTCGCGTTTTGTTTCAGGTGAAATAAGTCCCATAAAAATAGGAGAGGATTTATCTTCTTTCCTTACATTTTTAAGTAGACGCTCGCGTTCTTCTTTATCTATAATTTTCCGCTCTGAGCCAGATCTAAACATGTACTTATCTTCAGATATTTTAGATATCTCAACAACGTTTAGCCCTAAAGATGCCAGTTTACCTATCAACATTCCACCCTTTGCTTTATCCGATAGAAGCTGTAGCTCGTTATCAACAGCATATAAAACAGCAGGAGGAATGTAATATCTTTCACCTTTGCGTTGTATTAGGTCTTTACCAAAGTGATTGGTAACAACAAACTCTAACGGTTCCATGGTAGGCCTAGTAGCATATATATGCGTCTCTTCACGGCCATTATCTTGTATCTTTTTTGTGTACAAATAAACGTATGGTCCCATAAAAACCTTAGGAGAATTCTCAAAATCAAATTCAAAGAAAAATAGTTCCCCCTTTTTGGGATGACTACCCGGTATAGCTTTATTAACAGCATTGTCTAATTGAATTTTAGAATCAGATCCTGCATTACGAAAGCCAAATATTGCTTTTCTAGTTGCATAATTTTTACCGGAGACAAAGATATAACCTTTAAGTTTAGCGTTCTCACCTATTAAACCTCTAACATAACCAAATATCACCTGTCCATCAGAAGTTATAACATTACCCTCTTCCAAAAGTTGGGTAAAATGGGGTTTAAAAATCACTCTATCATTAGCCTTGGATTGGTCTTGAGGATCTAATCTATACGGTATTTGGGTATTTATACTTGCGCCTAACTTATCCATCATTTTTTTGGCTACTTTATAATTCACTTCAGCTGTATTGGATATGCCATCATAGAATGTGTAGTCAACTTTATAACGGTCAAGGCCTACACGATCTATATTCAAAGAAGCCAATTTTGGTAAATTTACCTTAAGGTTTTCTACCATAAATTTGTAATCCTCAGATACCTTTGACATAAGGTCCTTTTTCTCTTGTAATGTAAGACCCGAGGTTTTAACAATATCTCTTATTAGTCTTCCGCCTTCTATATGTTTAAAAGTTGGGAATGTTCTACCATAATCCTTTAGTGATAACATTAAGCTATTATCCGATAATAGCTTTTTAACCAAATCCTGTCGTAAAGGGTAAGCCTTGCCTTCAAACTCAAAGATATCAAGACCCTGGAGATAAAAATCGTGTATAATAAGAGGTATATACCCCACTTTGTTCCCGTATGTAATACTAATATTGCCTACGGCATTGCCTCTTTTGGGATCTATCTTTTTGTAGTTAATGGAAAGTTGATATTGTGAGGTATCTAATACATTGTTAATTTGTGAGACAATTGCGTTATCCCATTCTTCAGGGCTTGGGTCCAACCTAATTCCAACTAACTGTGGCCTTTTTGGTTGCGTATATAATTCTTCAAACATTATGCACCTCTCTCGTTAAACATCTTTTCTACATTATAGTTTCATTTTATAAATATATCAGTAGTATAAATATCAGTCGGTAAAGGTGTTACTGGTGGACTATTGGGTGGATGGGTATGAGTTGACAACCAGTAAGCCAATTTATAAGCCTTTAGAAGTGGTTGATTAGCTCCGGTGCCAAAATTAACCCTGGTGTATTTATCAAATGTCACTATCCCAGTACTATCAATTGACAATCTGCTTTCCCCACTGCTACCTTTGATATCCACCAATACAGTACCTCCCGACGTATCAAATGATATAGAAACTTTATCATCCATATCTAATTGCAACAATCTAGGCTTAAACGTAATATAGCTTGTTGTTTCTGATCCTTCCTGAAATTTCAGTGTCACTTCTTTGTGTTCAGAATCCATTAAAAAGTTAAGATTAGGACTAACTACAGATAATCTTTCAAGTATAAAGTGTATAGCATTATTTATCGGAGTTAAAAAAAGCTGGGTAAGGTGATTAATAAAAAGTCTTAGAATACCTCCCGATAACAATTCCAACTTCGAGCCCGAAGAGCCATAAATAATCTTATCCCCTGCTGTAACTGGTTTATTTATAAAAGAGTTATTTTTAATAGGTGGTTGAAATCCGGTTACAGTAAACCCTGTTAATTTATTGCCTTCCAATAAGGCAACATCCCCTACTTCGGGGACAACTATTTCCCCTCTTTCCGTAGAACTAGATGCCGAAACCTGCTCAACAACTACCCCTTTTAGTACAGTCATATCCTCATCAATTAAGGATATGTCAACTGTACCATCATTATTAATTGATTCTATAATGCCTCTAACTTTCATTAATACCTTCCACCTTTACCTAAACCAAACTCTTGGCCATATACTAAAGCGGGTATAGGATGGACTCCGTGTATATCCGTGCTCCATCCCTGAGATACGCCTTCCACCAAGGTTTTCTTGAGCTCGCGGCTATTGAGTCTAGCAAGCCAATCATGAGATTTAGTTGGGTAAAAATTGGCGCCAACAAGTATAGGCTGATATTTAACATCCTTATGCTGAGCTATTTCGTTCAGATCCACAGTATCACCAGGCAGAAAACCACTCTTTCCTGGATTTAAGACAACAGCTTTATCTGTTAAGCTACGGGCAATGACCTCCGCATAACGCTTATCAAAATCCTTACCTATGGCTCTATGTAATTCATTAGCAATAAATTTCCTTGTTTCAATTATACCTTTTAATTTGAAAATATCGTGAGGACTAATTTCACCAGTAGACAATCTATCACCTTTCTTAATTTTATCACCCTTTTTTATCACCGGTGATAATCTTCCAGGTATATAAAATTCCTTTTTATTGACGGTAACCACATGACCACCTAGGGGATCCTTTTTAATAGACTTAACAGTTCCGTCAATATCAGAAAGTATAGCCCTATTTTTTAACTGCAAAGGCATTTCTAATATACTTTTTATTTTTGCCAGACCGCCCTGTTCCATATTTACTCCACCACTATGAAAACGTTTTAGAGTGGATTGGGAAAGAGGCTCTGTAATACTATGTGAAGCTATAATACCAAGGTTCTCCCCTATGTCAGGTCTGCTTCCCCAGGGCATAATCCCGAAATCCTTAGATGCCAAACCTTTAGGGGTTGTGTCAGTGATAGGACTTCTAACAGTTACTGATTTTATTTTCCTGCGTTTGAGGTCATTAACAATATCTGAAGTTAAAAGTGTATCCTTGGGATACAATATTCTTTTACCCCTTTTTACAGGCTTGGCTAAATACCTATTATATATAGATCTATCACTTAATTTCATTTCTAAACCTGGGCCATTGCTGGAATCCTGCACAATAATTTTATCCATTGTTGTGTTGATAATATTTTTTGCCAAGGCACCCGGTTCTCTCACGCTGGTACCCTTGTCTATCATACCTTTACGTGCACCAAATAATGAATCTATATATTGAGTCAGAGGTAGACCTTCGGCAAAATTTGAAGTAATGCCCTTATGTTCGTGACCAACAATATCATATACCTTATCAATAGCCACTCTCATTTGTCGTATACTATTAAAGCTCCCTCGAGCCCCCGACAAGGCACTATCAACTAGGAGATCCTTCTGCTTTTTTAAATTGCTAGTAACATTTTTTGATCCCTTCAGGTGTTTCAAAGGTGAAAAATCACCTAGGCCAAAACTTAAACCTAACTCCGTTGCCGCTTTATACCCTAGATCCTTTAGTGACTGTGTGATTTTAATAAAGTCATAACGGTCTTTACGGGCAATTTCTGTTAACAATGTATTAATTGTTTCTGAGGTAAGAGGTTTACCATCCCAGTATTTACCCAATATACTCTTTAGTTGTTTTTTACCATTGGTACTTTTTGATAGTTCATAAAGACCAAGTAAAGCCTCTTGAGAAGGTGCCAGGATTACCCTATTCTCTCCGGGTTTGAAAATATTGCGACTGGCCAGTAACCTTTCCTTTGCTTCCGAAACTGCCTTGTCAGTTATTGGTACAAATATACTCATTGTATCGCCATCGAAATCTGCATTAAAGGCCTTTGTAATGAGAGGGTTTATCTTGAGGCTAGGCTCTGGGATAATTTTGGGGTAAAAGGCCATGATACTAAATTTATGTAACGAAGGAGCTCTGTTTATTAGAATTGGCCTTTCCTTAGCTTCTAATTGTAAGGCTTTCTTGGCTTGGTCCGATTTCGCATCTACCTCCTGAACTGCCTGCGATGGTTTCTTTCCGAGTTTTACAAGTCTCCTTATGATAAACGGTCTGTATAGTGTCCAGGCAATATCCTCTGGAAGCCCCACTTCATCAATGCCGTAACTAGGCTCAACGGTGATGGCTGCTCGACCGCTAAGGTCCTGTCTTTTTTTAACTAAAGTTGACTGGAAAAACCCCATTTTAGGTTGCTTTGTACCGGTAATTATATCAAGAATGCCTCTGAAAGGACGATGCCCCACAGGATTACCCAAACCCATCAAAGCTTTTACTGAATCGTATAATCTCTTTCTGGCCGGGGCTTTTTGCTGTTCGGGTAAGCCCTTTGCTTCTTTTAGTGCGTTGCTCAAAGTCAATATGTCATGATATCCAACATTGAGGTCGCTCAACTTTAAGTCCCCATTAGCAGTATACATCGGTCTAAAAACAGGTGGAATAACAGGAACAGTAGACAACAAATAAGCCTTATCCGGGGTAAGGTGAGCATTCTTTAACGCCACTAAATATCTTAGCTTACGGTTTATACGATTAAGCGCTGCGCCGCGTAATCGTTTTGCCTGGGATTTAAGATCCTTTATACTTTTGTCAATGTCTATCTTAGATAATAACTTAGCTATCGCTTTAGTACCGGTTACGTAGGATGGAGCCTCCTTAGTAGACAAAGAACCATCTTTTCTTAGGAATAACTTACCAGATAGAAGCGCTGAATATTCGCTGTCTTTAAGACCAGTTAGTATTTTAATTGTGCTTTCAAACATAGGATTAGGAATAGTCTCGGGAAGTTTAATGTGAGCGAACTTATTGCCAGAAAGTCCACCTGTTTTGTAAACATCGAATAAACCATCCTCAATAGGCTTAAAATCCTTGCCTCTTACAGCATATGGCTTCTTAATCTCACCCGCACTCATCTCTTTAATCTGTTTATCCGTCATTGGCATCAAGAACATATGGTTACCATTTTTTGTGACATCCACGCCTAAATTATTGAGATAGGCCAGAAACTTGTTAAACGCAAATGTAGGTTTAGGGGGTGGAAGAGGCAAACCCATTTCCAATGCTCTCCAAAATTCATCGTTTTTGTCGCCTTTGTAAGTCACCGCTTCCCTTATGTTATTTCTGGCACCATGGGCTAACATAGCATAAAGTGTCAATTGATCCAATTTCTTACCACCTTCTTCGCCACCGCTAATAGGTTGCATATTTGAATCATAACCAGCCCTATATCTTGCATCAAGTTTGTGTTCAGCTTGATGATTTAACTTCATAATAAATTGTTTTCCCACAAGTACCGGATTTTTAAATGGCCTACCAGTATTTGGGTTTATGAGTTTTTCCTTGTCTGGTATCTTAAAATTTTTCAGCATTTTACTAATATACTTATGCGTATCCTGGTCACTAAAGTTTGCGACACTAATTGGCTTTCCAACCTTATCGGCAATTTTACCCGCTAACGTTTCGTATACCTGCCCTAGGTTCATTCTGGAAGGTATACCCAAGGGATTAAAAAGAAGCTCTACTGGATTGCCATCCTTTAATTTTGGCATCTCGTTATCTGGTAATATCTTAGTAACAACTCCTTTGTTTCCATAGCGCCCAGAGATCTTGTCGCCCACCTTCAGGGGTTCCTCAGTTGAAATATAAATCCTTACTTTCTTGCCTCTCCTCGATACTCCAACAATCATACCTGGAACATCTTTGTCCCAAATAACAGAGCGGTTTTTATATGGTCTCATAAAGGTCTTGCTGATTAAACCAAACAGTTTATCCTCATATGTAGGTTCTACTTTTTTCATATATAAAAATATAGGATCATCCTTCTGGACCATCTTAGCTGTGTTAATCCCATCCGGTCCAATAGATTTTAGCTGATCAGCTGTAAAAAGTGATGGAAATCTAGCCATAAACTTTTCTTTATCGGTTATAGAATCTGGTTCTATCTCAATTTCCTTGGTATAGATATGTCTACTGGTAAGCTTTTTAGCGGCACCCTCAGAGACAACCACCCCATCTTCAAAATTGTAACCATGCCACGGCATATAACCAACAGTTAAATTTTTACCAAGGGCCAAAACACCATTTTTTGTATACTGCGTCTCCGCTATCAGCTGATCTTTTTTAATTTTATCACCAGGTTGCACAATAGGTTTGATATCGATGGCGCTATCAGAATTTAAAATGATGTTGTCTACTAGTGGAATCTTGTGGGTTTTACCCGATTTATCACGTAATACAATAGTATTCTTTGTTACTTTTTCTACCTTGCCATCTATGGGAGATCGGTAAGACATAGCAAGTTCACCTATTGTCTTCTCAAAAGACTTATCTCTTGCCATAGTCCTTATTAATGGAGGTTCTGGATCTTTAAGTGGTAACGCTTGTTCCATCATCTTGGCAGCAACAAGAGCTCTAACACCGTACGTGTTTTGCAGATATGGTATCAGATTACTATTAACATCAAACATTAAGTAGGTTTTTGGTATCACATATTCTGCTTTTGAGGCAGGAATTTCTACCTTTTTACCTCTGTATATAGCCTGCACCTTCTTATTTGTATTCAACAATTTCTCCTGATCTGGAAGGACTACATAATGATCGAAAACATCGATTGGGGATTTAACCTCTATTTTACCTGTTTTTACATTCCTAAATTGTGCTGTGAGTTCGTTACCATTCTTTTTTGCCCCCAAAGACATATGTAAAGTAACCCCTGTCTTAGGCCCTTCTGGTGTATGAATAGGATCTAAGAAACCAGCATGCGAATATTGAAGGTTCCGATTGTTCAGTGTTACAGCACGGTCATTCCGTATCCCGCCACTGCCAAGGATTGTAACTGTATTACTTCCAGAAAGAAAGTTAACAAAATTTAGCTGTGTTGGAATATTGACAAGGTCGTAATTAGAGAACAACGATTTGAGCTGGTGATTAACAAAATCTCTACTTACAATTTCGGAGATCTTTTTATGATTTTTAAGCCGGTTAGCAATCTTGGAGTCGTACAAACGTTTAGGCTCGCTACCCAGTCTAAACCTTTCGAGAATAAAATCATCGGGGCCATGCAATGACTTAAAGGCTAAGTCATCAGGGTTGTCTTCGTAGTTAACATCAGTGTTTACCTTTATAATTTTTTTCATAGTTGCAAGTATAGTATCTACATCAAATTTCTTTGCTGGCTTTCCAATTGTGTATTGGTTTACTTTTGGATCAAAAAGTTCTGCACCGAAACGTTTCTTAATATAATTAATGGCCTCTTGATGAGATCCAGGTTTCCTTCCAAAATTTAGTAATGTCGCCAGCCTATCCTGTTCCTTCTCTACCCTAGATTCAGGAAGTTTCAACTTATCGAAAACAGCAGGGAACTCAGATTTAATTTTTTCATCACTTGCCCCAAGAGCCTTAAGGAGGGCATAAACTGGTATATGGGACGAGCCTAATTGAAGATTAAACTGACCTTTCTCGGGGATCATAATTAACTTCATATTTTGGCCAACTTTAGTGTTTATATCACTACTAATAGTCCCGTCAGCTTTGATGGTGGTATAAATCGCTGGTTTGCGTCTAAGTTGGTGTTGAATCTGATAATCAGTGCCATCTACCAAATACGCAAGCGTATGACCAAAAAGAAGCGGTAGGTTGGCTACTTTAACCTTAGCTTTGTCTATAAGCTTTGGAGTCTTCCCTTTCTTATAGAGTTCAAAATTAGCGTAGACGGGAACTGTTAAACTTTTGCCCTTTATCCTGGCTTCTTTGTAATCCTTTAAGGTTACATCTGGTATCTTATTAACATTGATAGACTTAACCTTAAGAATAAAGTTATCATCCTCATAGGGAAGAAACGAGGATAATGCAGATTTTATAGATTGAATATTTGATTGATTCTGTTCTATAGCTTTCATATATAGTATTATAGAAATTAATTGGGCTGGATAGCCAAGAAATTAATGATAAAAAATATGTTATAAGAATAGTGAGAAAAGGCTAAATATAGCCTAAGTTAAATGTTCTAACTGAAGGAGGAATAATGAAAGAAAAAATAGATATGGAAGTTCTCTGGGCGAAAGCCACAGAGAACTTTATGTATCATCATTGCTCCGAAGGATCGGCAGAGCATTGCCACCTTTGGGGCGACAATGATATTTCCTGCCCATGTATAACCACATGGGAAACAATTGGTAAAAGTTTTAAAGACCAAAAAACTTTCTGCCAGATCACTCGGATTCTAAACGAGTATCTGGCGGAAATTGACACTCTCCACGACTAAAGTCGGGAGATTCTCGGAGTAGATTTCATCCGAAGGCTCTGCCCGAGCCTTAATATATTATACTACATATCTACAATTTTGTCAAGAAAAAAATTAAAAAAATTAGCCAATTCATCCCCACGACTAAAGTCGGGGGCTTTCTTGCCCAAACTATGTAATCTCGACCCTCAGACCCCCTAACGGGGGTCTGCGGGTCGCTCCCGCACTGATGAGGGCCGCTCTCGGAATAAAAAGGAAGAGACAACAAAGAATGACAACAAAAACTTTTAAAAAAAAGAAGGAGGGAAAATGAAAATTCGATTAACTTTTTTTTAAAAATTTTCATATTGGGGGTAGTCGTTTATAAACGGGTAACCTTCTCGCAATAGAGGACAAAAATAGCGCAGAGGACAGTGGATAAATTCTTAACAGCCCCACTAGAAAGGAGGAATTATGGAGTTTACCTATATGGTTAAAATAATTTTGACTAGGGAGGAGCATACAGCTTTGTATAAGCTTTTGACTAGTCACTCAGAGGTTGCAATGAGAGAACAACATGGGTTGGATGATAAGGATATAAAAAATATATCCAAAATTATCGTACAGCTTAAAGCTCCAGACCAGATAAGCTGAATCATTGCAGAAAGCCTTACAGGGCAAAGGCTTTTTGTAATTATAAAATAATGCCCTAAAAAAATAGGAGGTTTTAATGAAACTTTATAAAAATTCTATAGGAAGGTGGATAGATAAAAACGGGCGATTCGTGCCCTCATCTGTCGCCGAAAAAATTCTAGCTGAGCAAAGAAAACTTGCTCAGTTGGAAGAAGAGGACAGCCTCATCGCGCGGGAGAACGAGCCACCAGAGTGGCTCAAAACCCTGGTGGTCACCATAGCCGATTCTTTTGGGATAACTCCCGAAGAGTTCGCTAGCAGGGCGAAAATAATTTACCCAACACCAACCGGATCCCATCATCGTAATTGATGGAAAAGCTGTGGTGAGCTGGGTATAAATAAAGGAGGGGAAAAATGGCAACAATCCTAGGTAGTCAATTATCAAAGATCTTGGAGGGTGAATATCGCTCTCCAAGAGGGTTTAAAATCACTGTGCAGGGTGGGAAAGCCACCCTGCAGAGAGGCAAGGTCAGCCACGAGATGGTGGTTGACCTGGCTTCTTCTAATAGGGCCAGAATCGGGGATCTGACTGACGTAGCTCGTCAGTTAAAGGTCCCCGTAAGGGAAATCAAATCTGCCGTAAAAGCTGGCATATGGCAGATAGTGACTGAAAGCCTGAAAGGAGGTGAGTAGGATAAAAATAAGACCAGCAAAAATTGAGGGGTTTCTAGATGACATAAAAATTATAGAGAATAAGAAACCCCTCAAAAAAGAGAGGAAAAAGAAGAAAAAAAGGAAGCCCTAATGGGCTTCCTTTTTTTTTAGCTATCAAGCAAGTTTTTAAAGTTTAACATATTATCTTCGTCTATATGGGGATATTTAGCTACGGCCCTGGCGAAAGCTTCTATCAGCACATCGCTCTTAGAAAATAAGACTGCCAATTTAGCCAATGCATGCTGCTTCTTTTGTTTAACTGCTTCGTCTGAAAGTCCTAGGTCAGCTGCAATTTCTTTCTGTTTATCCGGTGGAGCCCCATCTAGTCCGGTAATTCTTTTAATAATATACAGCTCCTCACTGGTAAGATGAGTTTCCAAGTCCTGCATTAGTTCCACCCTATTGTAAGCGTCAATAGCCGGGAGGGCTACTGGCGGTTTGACCGGTTCCTGTTCAAAGTCTGTTAATTGCAACAATTGCCTACATGTCTTTTTGCTACTTCCAATGACAGCGCTAAGTTCTTCCAACGACGGAACTTCACCTATTTGTTTTTCTAACTTCAAATATTGTTTAAGGATACGTATTTTTTTTACAACAGATGCAGGAAGTCTGAAAGGGAATAGGTTTTCTCTTAGATATCTAATTATCCTATTCCTTATAGACCAATACGCATAGGTTATAAACTTATTTCCCCTTGAGATATCAAATGTATTGACCGCGTCTATTAATGCTATATGGGCTTCTCCTATGAGGTCCATTTCATCGATATCAGGATATAAACGATGGAATCGTATACATATGCCAACAGCGCAGCGTAAATTGTGTAGCACCAATTTGTCTCTGGCTTTTAAGTCTCCATTGTGAGCTTTTCTAAGTAATTCAAATGTTTCTGTATTGGATAGTAAGGGATAACGGCTTATTTCATCAAGATATTTAGCGAAGGTATTGAAATCCTCCAGCTATCCCTCCTGTGGATTGCCCTCCTGGGGCGTGCGATTACGCCTATACTTCACTATAATAAGCATAGACATATTTTTATTATCAACAATTTCCTTCTCTTCATCTATTGCAATATTAACATCATTATGCAATCGATTCCATTTATCTTCATCACCGGGGATAATCATGCTTTCAATTCTATATTCGTATAGACTTTGTAATTCTATTCTAACTTTGCGGTCGATTTCTTCGAGACTTATCTCCTCTTCTTCGGCCCGTTCTATAGCTTCTTTCTTTCTGATTTCAAACATTTTCTCTATACGACTCTTACTCATTATATTGGGCTCTCCTTCCTTCTTGGTGGTTTCTGTTCTGGTAACGGTGCCTCAGATGTTTGTGGCTGCGACATAGCCGCTATACGTTGTCTGAGTATCGAGTAAGTTGATGGACTTGATTGTTTTAGCCTACTAAGTAATTGCTCTCTCTGTAAAGGTGTAAGCCTTTGTAAAATTGATATCCAACGGTCCAATGTTCTATCCATATCGACCTGATGGACCTGACTTTGCATAGAGGTAAACCTTTCCATTGATTCCGCTAACAATTGTTTAAGTTCCTCCTGGACCTTTTCTAGCTCTAGCTTATCAAACAGCTCTTTCTTTATCTTTTCTAGTTCCTTGCTGGAATCTAGGCCTAGGCTATCCAACAAAGTGTCATCTGATACCTTCCCAGATTGGTTGGCTCCCACAAGAAGTTGTTTATACTGTATATCATCTGCCATCTTGAATTTCTCCAGACTAAGCGTTACAGATTTTGGATCTATACTATAAATTTCGCCAAGTTTTGGAAATAAAAACTTATTCAAATAGTTATGTATATTTACCCTGTGGTTAAGGAATTGGTTTTCAAGCATCCTTAAAGAAACTGACTGTCCTGTCCAATTAAGAAGGCCTCGGAAAAATCCTGCTGGCATTCCCATCCCAGAGGTTATATCATCCTTTAAGAGTTTTGCGATATCTGGGGTCATTAGTTGTCTTGCATTACCTGAAAAGTAAATAGTATTTGCTGGCAAAGGTATAAATCCTATATGCAAAGGATCTTTCCTCCATTTTTTAATATGAGATTTAACTAGCTGTTCCCATTTTTTTAGGTTAACTGTGATGTTTGGTGCACCAGTTTTTACCATTGGATCACCCGGCACAATAAATCTTAAAGGCATAATATAATCTTTGGCTAAGGCCTCATTTGCCTTGGTCATTAAACCCAAATGGTGAAGCAGAATAAATAATGGTAGAAGTGGAGGAAAACCGTAGGACGGCCATATATCGGGTAGTCTAAAATTTATAAACTGATATTGGTTGGACGGGTTAAGCACAACAATTTTACGCTTACGGTACGCCTCAAGTAAAAGTTTGGGGCAATATCTTAGAAAATCAATATCCCTTTCCTTGATCTTTGCCCTTTCTTCTTCTGTAATATACTTGTAGTAGGTTGTATTCCCTGAATATTTGTTGTAATCTGGCACCACCTCAAAGACTGACCAAGGAATTAGCCTGGGTAACGTTTTGTCCTGAGGAATATCTTCCAGCTCAGCCTCAAATACCCCTTTGCACTTTTTACACTTAACATAAAACTTCCCTCCCCTGAAATCCCAATATTTCTTTTCATTGTCAATATCGTATGTGGTACCACACTTGGGACATTTTAGCCTGCGCCTAAAGCTTCTCATAAAACCTACCATAGATGTCCCATATGTAAAAACCCCAGTACCAAGATTAATAAGCAGCTGTTTCATGTTAAGATCTGCCAGAATATCCTCAACCTGTCTGGCTATTTCATCACTCTTCGATGTCACAATAACTCTCGAAATGGGATAGGTAGCTAATTTCACTATATTGGAATTAATGACCTCGTTAGTAGCGAAGTAATATCTGGCTATGTTAAAAACATAAAGAATATTGGAAGGAAGGGTATAATCAGCAAGTTGGGTAATAATATTACCCATTCTCATGGGGCTATTCCCTACTCCAAAATTATAATTTAGGATTGCCATTTCTGCCTCACATATTCACGTATTGCATTAAGTTCGCCGATTTGGTACTTAAGGGCATTTGTCTCTGGAGATATTGTATTGCGCTTTGTTCTGACCTCGTCTTTCAAAGACTGTAACTGAGGAAAATCCTCAAGGAGTTTATCCAAGTAATTTTGAGCTATGCCAAGTGGCGGATCAAGATAGACCAAACCATAATTAGCAAAACAATTGGCGGCTATCCATTTTTTTATCTCGTCACTAAATTCAATGTTTGGCTTTATTTTATTTAGAACTGTAATGCTATAGGCTATTTCCTGTGGACTTGGAACCTGCATAGTACCAAAATCGACCGGTATATCATTAAAGGCTAGGACCACATTTTCAAAAACCTCAAATTCTTGCCATGGCCTGTTAGTGGCAGCCACCACCCTTAAAGCCATTACCTTTTCCCAATTGGCTGGGCTAATATGGAGTTTTTTTAGATCTTTCTCTATAGTCTCAGGTTCCCATATGTACCATTCACCATTTGGAAATTCTGCTTCAAGCCAGTAGTAAATTTTATCTGGATTTAGATCGGCTTTAGATAAGTCTATCAAAGTACTCCCTCATATCTCATGACATCGATTAGAATGCTTTTCTCTTCATCTGGTAAAGAAGAAAAGGTTTGTACCGGTGAACTACTAAATTCCTCAGTAAATTCATCACCAAATAGATTACCAAGTTTTTCGCTATTAGCTAACTTTTGTAGCTTCTCAGCTGTTACTACGCCGTATTCAGTATTTAGCCTAAACGACACTTTATCAATAGAACTAGGATCTGCAAATACTGTATAGTAAGCATCAGGGATAATCGATGTCCCAAGTTTGTTAAGGTTAGCCGCTTTATCGAACTCATACAGAATTTTGGCAAAACCCATAGGGCCAAATCTGTCCTTATTATCATATAAGTTTTCCAGAACTCTACTCGCTCTCTTATTTAAATATTTCTTGCGGATATTTAGTCGTTGTGATAAAAAGGGTGAAAATTCAGTCCCAGCGTAAGCCATAATTGGGGAGCCTTTGACATCTATATTCATTTCTGCACATTTGTCAAAAATTCTTTGTGCCATTTCATGCCTCTTTATAGGAGGTAAGCGTTTATATCCCTTTTCAAATGCTACCTTGGCCTGTTCTACCTGTTCGCGGTCATTCAGTGGAAACATCTTATTGCCGTTAACATCAAGTGCATATGATTTTTCCACTTCTTTTTCTGCCTTTGCTTGCTTCTCTATACTTTCCTTTCTGAGATTAGCAAGCACATCAGGTTCTCTGTAAAACTTGTTGGTACTATAACTGTTTTTTGGTTGCAAGTCGAAATCCAAACCATAGACTTCAGCTGCCTTTGTAATCCAGAATGCCACTACATCCTGTGCGGTAGGAGAGAGTTTATCTTTATTGATCTCAAATGCTACTTTCGACAAATAAGTATTGGCAGGGTTATCAATAGGAAATTTTGGTACACCATTTAGTAT